TTTGTTCTTATCCCTATTACATTCTCATACTTGCCCTGCTTCTGTAAAACAATCTCAGCTATGTTCTCGAAAGCACCACTGTTTATTAGTTCAGCGGCCATCCAAGGCTGATTGGGTGATCCCCATTTTTCTGCTATCTTCTTCCACTTACGAACTGCCATGTTGTGTGCAGTAGGATGACCAAACATTAGTGGCATCTTCTTAGGGAAAAACTCATTCTTAACTGTAAAGATAACCTGACAATACTCACTGCCGTTATGGGACTTGGTTACTGTTGCATAGATATCTGTAACAGGTTTGTATCTTGGCTTGGCCTTCTCTCTCTCATCAGACAGGACAGCTTGTCTCTCTGCCTTAGTTCTTTTAGCAGCTTCCTTTTCTTTCCTAGTCTCTAACTCTTCAAACTTCTTAGCTCCTTCAAATACCTGGTCGCACTCAATACATTTCTTAGCAGCAGGTAGGTTGATGGCCTTACAACTTGAGCAGATCTTAGGATGGTATTTTGCGGGTGCTGATTGATCAGGCTGAACCTCATCAAGACAGCCATGCCTGGCAACATTCTCTCCGTAGTCTAGTAGTAGGCAGTTATCCTTATCCTCGTGAAGCCTCATGCCCCTGCCACACATCTGGACAAACAAGCCTACACTTTGAGTCGGTCTAAGTAACGCTATGCAGTCAGCTCTAGGTGCATCCCAACCTTCAGTCAAGACACCCACGTTACATATAGCATGAATAGATCCGTTGTTAAACTTCTCTAATACATCCTCTCTCTTTTCTTTTGGTGTCTCTCCAGTGACGCACTCAGCCATAATGCCGTAGGTTTTTAAACACTGGGTCATCTTCTCCGCATGTAATACTGATACGCAAAAGAATACTGTTGCTGTTCTGCCCTTGGTATATGCGTTATCAATCCAGTCGTTAACAACCTCTATGATAGTAGTGTCAACCATGGCTATCTTTTCTAGCTCTCTCTCTTTGAAGTCTCCGTTCTTAAACTTTAATCCTACTGATCCTGCATCAATGATTGCATGTTCATTCACCGCATAGGCAGATAGCCTACATAAGAATCCACTGCGTATCAGATCGGGTATAGATACTGAGTAAGACAAGTCCTTAAAGAAATGATCTTTACGATTGCCATATATATAACCTTGCCCCATACGATATGGTGTAGCAGTACAGCCCATGACGTTCATGGGTTTCCTATCAGACAAAGTTGTTATGATCTTCTTGTACCTGGTATGGGAACTCGGCGGTACGTTATGTGCTTCATCTATAATCATATAGTCAAAGCTACCGACAGCATCTAATCTCTTAGGTGATGCCAAGGTATCACGACTAGCAACAAGGATCTGTGAATCAATCTCGTATCGCTTCATCCCTGCGGCCAAGACTCCAACAGGAGCTTCTGGCCATACCATTTTTAATTTAGTTTCTGCTTGCTCTACTAACTCTTTTCTATGAGCCATCACTAGGAATCTAGCCGTAGGATCTTTAGCCAATACTTCTTTAATGAAGTGAGAAAAGATAATGGTCTTACCTGCCGCTGTAGGCAAAGCAATCAAAGCATGATCCTCTGCTGGGCGTGTGGCAAACCAATGGTGTAGAGAATCTATTGCATCTCTTTGATAGTATCTAAGTTTCAATGTACTATCTTTTCAACTTCTTCCTTAGTATCAAAATCAAAACCTGGTATCTCCATGTGGTTGTTTACCATGTTAAGTATTAATTCTAGGGCTTCTGTTTGTGTGTGTGAGAACTTAAAAGATAGATCAATAGCAAACCTGGTTAGGGTTACTATTGCCGATCTTGAATCAAGTTCTTTTAATGTCCATTCATCTAAACAATTTTGCACGTCTTCTATTACCTTGTCACAAGTTTGTTTATCCAAATATTCTATGAATTTTTTTTCGTTTATCATCTTTAATATCCACGTTTAATAATGTTAATTTAGCTTCTTTAACTTTAGTATCTAACTCAGACGGCAAGCTGTCAAAATTTTGATCTAACGAGTTCAACAAAGATGTCATTGAATCTACCAAGGCCTTAGCCTCTCTCTTATCTATAGCCATACATTTCTCCAAAAATATATTAAGGTATATACTACCTAAGGGTGCGAGGAGTAGCCTCGGTATTGAGACTACTCACTCGATTTATTATCTACAAAAATTCTCTCTCCTTATAGATAAATTATTTGTCCCAATCAAAGCCATCGTCATTAGACTTTGGTTCTGCTTTGGGACTTTGCGAAGGAGCTGATGTACTACTCTTCGTTTCAACTGCAAGAAACCTAGCAATCTTATTCTTATCAGCCCATTTCGTTCCGTCTCCCTTGTCTCCACCAACTTCTACTTTGACGTTGGCTTTGAAAGGAATGTTCAACATACTCTCAAGTTGCTCTATACCAAAGGCATCCACATCAGGTTCCATACCCATTGCTTTCCTCCAGTCTCTTAGTCTGCTTATAGACACATTCAACCCAGCTCCTGCAAGCATGAAGGTTTCCCAGATCTTACGACCTGATTGTGTAGGGCCTGTCACATCGAATGTGATATTCAAGTAGGCATCACCCTTAGCACTTGTTTTATTCTCCCATCCAGTAGCTACGAACTCGTAGTCACCGACTGGCATAAGGTCAAACGACCCACTTTTTTCCTCGACATTGGTCAAGTTAATTTCAAAATCAGACATATTATTCTCCTTTAGATTTTAAAGATTCTTTAAATGCAGTCATGAACGCTGTCCAATCAAGATCCAAAGGGGCATTCCCCAAGTCAACTCGACTCTTAGCATCAAAGGCTGCGGTGTATTTATGAAACAACTTACGCTTGCCATATGACACAGCCCTGGTTGTTTCCTTAAAACCCTGCCCACTAGTACGAGTTGATACCTCGTAGTTCGCAAACAGGTTGAAGTCTACCCACTCACGTATCATTGCTGATACTTTCTTATGAGTAGCCATCTCCCAACGATCGTAGGGCTCACGCTCTGGATCGTTAAAAGTTCTTATGCCCACATGAGAAAGCAAGATGATGTGCATCTTCTTCTTTTGTAGGGCATCAAACATTCTTAGAAGTCTGCCAAATAATTCAGCAGATTCTGTGAAACCTTTTCCGTAACCCATTGATTCAATAGACTTAAGGTTATGGTTAGCACAAACTTTTTGTTGCACTAACTTCTCTGCCCAGTCAGTTGTATCAAAGACTACTGTCTTATAGTTATGGTCTTCTTCATACAGAGTTTTGATCTGCATTAGTATGTCGTCATAGCTTTCACATAAAGGAAAGGATGACGTGTCTACATAGTTAGTACCAGACTCTGTCTTAATAAAGATAGGGTTGGGAGCTTGACTTGCAAAGGTAGTCTTACCAATGCCATCAGTACCCGATAGGTTAATCTTTATTGAAGGGATCTGTATCCCTGTTGTTACATCATTCAATAGGCTCATAATTCTGTACTCCTTTTGTAATCATTTCGTCAGCGATGAACTCAACATCATCGACTATTGTTAATATTTTTTTGACCCAAGCTGAATGTAAGCCTGGCGACACCTCTGCTTTGATACGATCTCGTATCTGTTCTACTACATCATTATGTGTAATCATGCTGTCTCCTTCTTAAGGCCTTTCATTGCATCTTTAATTAAATCTCTTCCATCTTTTACACTCGGTGCACAGTCCAATGCCATTTGTGTAAAAAATTGTATGCCTACAAACACTGCATGTGGTACTTCAATACCACCCTCAGCAGCACTCTCAGCGGCATCGCACAGATCATAAAAAAATTTATCGTGTGCTTGTTCTTTTTTTGTTTTACTCATTATTTATCCTCTAAATTTATATTATATTTGCTCAATTCTTCTAGTACGACCTTGTTGATTCTCTTCATGTCTTCAACAATCATTTTGTTTTCTTCAAGCTGTTCAGCAAGAAAAAGAATATCATTAGGTATTCTGCCATTGGTCAAATCATTAAAGGTGTTGCTGGCAATCTCTTGTGCATTGTTCATCAGTCTTAGGCTCTTTGGATTTTTGCTACGCCTAGTTATAGGCTCTACTTTCTCTGTGTACCACATTCTAAAAGTAAACTTCTTTATGTCTTTGTCAGAGTAAGTCTTCCTTACAGTAAACTTTCTGCCTACCCAGTAACCAGCTTGTCTAATTCCATTTGCGTCATTTTCATCTTCCACAACAAACGAGTCGCCCACCTCCAAGCTATTTAAAAAATCAATGTACTTATCTCCTCTTTCCTTCTTAGGTGGTATTTCGTAACCTTTTTCAACCTTGGCTTTAAAATACTTTTTCATTACTCAGCCCCCTTTAATGGATCAACGAACTGGACGTATGGCCTTTCATTGATCTTGGTTTGTAGTCCCTCTTGGAACTTGTCAAAGATATCCTGGTGATTTTCTTCTATCATTTTAGATAGAGAAGTATCTTCCTTATACACAGTTGTGAATGGAAATAAGTCATTAGGTATATCATGTTTGACTTGTGCTAAAAAGTTCTGATCCCATGATCTCGTAACTTTATATTGAACACGCAAATCTTTTGGTATGATGCCATTAAGATGTACGCGAGTAGATCCTCCAGTGTTAGACAGTCTTTTGACTTGGTCATGCACATCGGGATGTTTGGTTATTGCAAAATCAAGCAAACTACTTTCATCTTTTAGTTTAGCTTGGGCTTCCAGGTTCTTCTTCTTCTCTACCAAAAGTTGCGGTAGGGATAGCTTAGAATAGTCTTTCATATTAGTCTCCATTTTAAATACAATATTGATATTACTCTCATTAGAAATAAAGTCAACACTTCTGTATTAAATCATTGGACTTATTGCACTACATCAATTAAGATAAGATCTGGTATGAGTTGGTGTGTTTTATATTTATATATAACTTTATCATTAACCCCTAGTAAGTGACCAGCTTATACCTTTCTATATAAAGGAGAACTATGGAACTTAAAGAATATATTATTAAACGAGGCGAAGACAAGTTAGCTAAAGAGCTAGGTGTTTCTATTGAGACTATAAGATCATGGAAATATGGAACAAGACAGCCCTCTGTTAATCAAGCCAAGAAACTTATCAAGATGACAGGCCATGCTTTAGGTTGGGAAAACATCTATGGATCGGTAGAAGAATGCCAATAGAAATAAAAGCAAACCTGGTCGGACAAGACATAGCAAAGGATGAGCGTAAGGATATGCTCATGTCATACCATGAAAACTTCTTTCATCTAATACCTTGTGGATCTACCACAGATGTTATACCTGAATACTTTAAAAGCAGACATCCCTTTGAGGATGATATGGTTTTACAAAAGCGTTGGTCAAAGACACCAAGAGTTAAGTGGGCTGACTATATAACAAAGCAACCTACTCTTAATGAAGTTAAGCAATGGTATCTACAATTCCCAGAATGTAACTGGGCTGCTATAACAGGCGTAACATTTGTAGTGCTAGATGCAGACACGCAAGACGCATGTGATTTCTGTGAGTCAGGACAGATAACAAGAACCATGCTTAAACAAAAGACACCTCGCGGTGGCTATCATTACTTCTATGCAATCAACGATGACCTAAAGATAAGAAACACTACAGGTAAATTAGATATCAGAGGAGAGGGTGGCTATGTCATGGTCAGTCCTTCTGTTAATTATAAGTTTGAAGTTGTCGAAGGAGCTTCAGTTGATTCTATAGACGACCTGCCTATGCTATCAAGCCAAGACATGAATATTATCTATGACTATAACAGCACAGGTAAGATCAATGTAGAAAGTAAAACTCCTCTTACATCCGATGGTGTACAGACAGGTATGCGAAACGATACTCTCGCCAGGTTGGTAGGCAAATGGATACTAGAAGGTTGGGGTATGAGAGAAGTGGTCATCAAGGCTATGGATTGGAATCAAACAAACAACCCACCTATGAGTGTGCAAGAGGTATTGAATACAACTCAAAGTATTTGTGCTGGACATCTTAAAAGAAATCCAGAGGATGATACAGGCATACAGAAATGGAAGACTAGTCAGTGGCAGATACAATTAACAGATGATTTAAAAGAGATCATGGATCAAGAAGACCCTCTCTCTAAAGCTAAGAGCGAGAAGACAGTAGACAGTGACCCGCTAGGACTCAAATCATTTAACGATCCCTTTTGGGATACGATGGATTGCGATAGGATTGAGCAGTATTGGGGAGATGCTTTTGTCTTTGAACAATCCAGAGTGTTGCTACTAGGTAAACCAAAGATAGGTAAGTCGCATTGGCTAGGAGCATTCGCAGCGGCAGCTACTACAGGTACAGACTTTATGGGTATGAGTTTCTCAAGACCTCTCAAAGTTATGTGGCTACAGGCAGAGATAATCCATGAGTTCTTAAAGAAAAGAATCGAGATGTATTACAAACCCTTTCATCATGACCCTGAGTTGTACAACCTAGGCAAGTCAAACCTTATAGCATCAGGCAGATTAAGAAAGAACATCATGAGGGATAGCGACATAGATGCTATCGCTGAGAGTATTGAGTTTCATAAACCAGACTTGGTGATGATAGATCCTATTATTAATTTCTTTAGTGGAGAAGAGAACTCCAACTCAGAGATACATGAGATGCTATCGAGGATAGATAAACTCATTGAACTATATAAGGTAGCAGTAATCATTGCTCACCATACTGGTAAAGAAAGGGCAGATGATCTGTCATTCATGTCGGCAAGGGGTGGTAGTGCATTCGCGGGGTGGATGGATTCGGGTGTGAAGCTGTCAGGTAAGAAACCAAACGTAACTTTATTCTATGAAGCTCGTAATGCAAAAGAACCTGAACAGCATTTAGCTTACTTTGATTTCGAGAAAGGATACTTCAAGATGGTAGATGCACAAGATAGTCCAGACGAAGTTGAGATAGCAAGGGTGGTTGCATCAGCTATGAGCAGACAGAAGTTCTACACAAGACAAGACCTAGAAATCTTAGCAAGACAGGCATTAAAAGAAAGCGAGATGGCATCGGGAGAGAGGGCCGCTCGTTATGCAGTGAGTCATGTGCAGAAGTATCTAGGCGAAAGAGTCAAGACACACAATGTTCCAGGCAAGAATACTTGGTACTACTTATCAGACAATGAAATGAAACGACCTTGGAAAGATGATTAAGATAGATCAAGAGTCAATGACAGAAGCATTGAATGATGTCGGCATAGGATTGCTCATGTCATTCCCGATTAGCTATGGCATCTTAAGGCTATGCAAATACCTAGAGGTAAACCTGGTGGTGACATCACTGGTACAGGTAACTGTCTTTACATTCGTTGCTATAGTAAGGAAGTATATGGTTAGAGTTTATTATAAGGAGAAAGAATAATGGATATAAGTTTATTAGCAGTCATGGGAATAATGTTGTTATCAATCTATGCTTATTATAAGGATAGGAAATGAAAGTATTAAG